TCCAAGTGGTGCTAAACATGCCGCTAATACTAGTGACTGTCTCATATACACCTTTTACTTTTTTACTATTTAGAGTATTCTTTCCTGAGGAACAACATTACCAAATGATAGGCATGCTCTAGGAGTAGTTAAATTATTGAACACATGATGCTTGGTCCTTCCCCAAAAGAAGTGCATACTATTGTTCGACAATATTTGGTTTTGAACTCCTTCCTTACTATCAACTAGAAGTTGACAGGTTTCTTGATTTTGAGGGTTGACACTGAGACCCCACAGTCCTCTGATAATAAGGTCATCATCTCCCTGAGGATCGAGGTCAGTATGCCAATCAATTACTTTACCAGGTTCCAGAAGATTAATTGAACATCGTTGGCGAATACCCACTTCTAAGCAGAGATTAAACAGAGTTGGCACGTACACCGTATTCTGCGTGTAGAAGATCTCCCGCTCTGGATCAACATAAACACCCTGATCATAAACCCTTTCGAGTTCTGCAAGATCCATAGAAGGATGATACCTACCAAACAATGTTGCAATCTTGCAATCTTGGTATGCTTCTTTACCCTCATTGAATACTAGTCGATGCCTAGCAGATTCATACTCATCTCTACATTTTTCGTAGTTGATATTGAGTAAATTGAGATTAGGGTTTATCTCATCCTTTGTAAAAAATCCACCCATAAGACTTGAGTAAATGGAATCAATATCTGGGAAGTAGTACATAATGGAGAATAGCGGGATCGAACCGCTCGCCTCCTGCTTGCAAAGCAGGCGCTCTACCAAATGAGCTAATTCCCCAGCGATTCAGGCTGGACTCGAACCAGCGACCGACTGCTTAGAAGGCAGTTGCTCTATCCAACTGAGCTACTGAACCAATGTTTTTATTATATCAGTCCTCTTCTTTCTCGTCAACTACTTCTTTGCCAGATGCCTTATCAATCTCTTTTTGATTCCTTTTGGCAAGATCCTTAACGTGCTGTACGGGGGATCCGATATAGTTAGCGAATCCCTCAAGGTCGTTATGACCCCAGTCATTAAGTGCGTCTGTAGGTACTCCACTCATTTTTAATTGCTCCTAAATTGATTATAACCGATACCAGAATTCCATCCACCAGGTCCCTCATGAAAGTTCTCAGAACCACCAGGAGGATCCAATTGAACAGTTGTTGGACTTCCAGTTTGTGTGGCAATTTGATACATCAACTCATGAATGTCCTCAGACTCTACACTAGGAGATGATGCTTCCTGCATTTTGTATTCTGCTTCAATTGCCATATAATCCTTCTGCTTATCAGAGAGATCTGGTGCAGGACCAAACCAAGGGTCATCTGTAAGGTATGCGGGAGCAGGAACACCCGTGTACGGATACTCTGGTTCTTGCAATTCTTGACAGGGAATTTCTTCCCCGTCAATGTCACACTCAACCTCTGTACCCAGTGTAATATCGGCAGCGATTGACCTCACTGGGATGAAGATATCTTTAATAGACTTGAGTGCTTTTTTAATCATGACAAAACCAGTTTCTTAGTGTATTCGTAGGCATAGGTCTCTCTATGACCTTTGATGCCCCATCCTAACCAATAAAAAGCAGGAACCATATATTGATGGACAGTTTGACCACTGCCTTCAAACATGGGAAGATTACGTTGGAAGACGTTCTCGTTAATCATGTAACGAGTCTGTCCTTCCAAACTGCTGGGGTCACATCCGTATTTATTACAGAACTTACCGAGATTATTATAGCGGTTTATTGAAGTCCACTGAATCAAACCATAACCACCCGCATGGCAGTCTTCATATTTTACGCGAGCACCACCTTCACAGATGTTAGGAATGAACTTTGATTCCTGTTTGATGTTGCCCATGATAGTTGCAAGGGCATTACGATCAGTAATTCTTGTGTGTTCTTGGAGTTCCTCCAAGACATGCTTCTCTTCAGGAGTGCAGTCGGGACACTTCCAAGAAACAGGTTCAAATTCAACTACAGGAATAATGACCTCTTCCTTAGGAGGGGCAGAACTCAGCGCGGAGCTTCCCGCAATTGCAGTTAGTGCAGCAATGGCAAAGAATTTCATAGCGTTATTCAAAACGACCCCACGAGTGTATCAAGATTGCCTGGGTTTGTCAATAGCTGAGACTACTGGTGGTTCCTCATCTCTCTTTTTCTTAGCCGTTCCGTTACTACCACCCGCTTTAGCAGGAGAGAGTCCGAAGGCAGCTAACGATCCAGAAAACACCGAGGCGATGAACGTGGGATCGAAATCTAAAATCTTTTGACCGTTGGGAAGTCTAACGTATGAGAATGTGAGAAGGGATGCAGACCAAATAAGGACTACAACTTTCACCAGATTACCAAGAACTTCACTTTTATCTTCATCCTGTTCCTTCTCATCTACTTTGGGCTTTGTATCTGCCATAGGTAGATTGCAAGGTAATTGTATTTATTACTTCAACGCATCAACAGTGACACTTGTTTTGTTGATTTGATTGTACTTAATGCAGAGATCATGACTTGAAGCGTGTTCCCACTTGTGATATGTGGTTTTGAGTTGCTCCGTATAAACATTGCCGTTGACGCTTCTCATTTCATCTGCGACAACTGCTTTGATTAAAGCGTCCCTAGTTAAGTTAGTCATTTAAAATGCTAGGTATCCAACAAGCAAACCAGAATATTAATAGCAGTAAGTAAAACTGTCAAGGGTTGCTCTTGGGTGGATTTTATTATTTAGGTGTCAATACTCCTCTATGGACATAATTTCAATGTCAGGTGACCCATCATCTTCAAACCATTCTTTGAACTCATCGGCAAGAGCAAGAGCATCTTGAACCTGACGTTGAGTAGTATCACTACTCTTAACCATGCCTTCGATACGATCAACTGCCCAATCGTTAATCATCTTCACAAGTTCTTCAGTCGTCTTCTCTGCCATAATAATCTTTTCGGTAGTACCTGCTGAGAATGTTGCTATTGTAGAAGAGTGGAGTCCCGTCGTCAAGGGCTTCGGTGAGGACGTTGTTCCCAAATAATTGTCTGGTTTCTTCAAAATTAGTTTTGCCCTTCGTCTTATGAAGGCTGATAATAGCTCTGCTAAAATTCTGCTTACCCAATTTGATAATGTCTTCCTTAAGTTCAGGACAGGACCCATAATACTTTTTCCAATCAGATTCTTGTTTTACTTTGCGTTTTTTTCCTTTTGGTGTTCTAAACGACCAAAAATACTTTCTTCCAATGTAGCGTCTGCCGTTGGTGAGATTGGTAATTTCATAAACAAAACCAAAGTAGTCGCCAACATCGCAACTATCAAAAGCTCGTTCCATGTAAATCCAAGGATTTTCATAATCGACCATTCATATATCCTAGTTTACCGTATTTAGATAAAAAAAGACCCCCTTGCGGAGGTCTCTTAACATTCTATTCAGTTCAGCAGTCTTCTAGGATCGCCTGGACATCCTCAGTAGTGAGGTTGACCATCAGTACTTCTGCTTCTTCTAGTGTCTCTACATGACCCTCCACGTAGAGGTACTTAAGAACGAGATCATAGTTAGTCTCTTCACCCATTCTAGAAGCGACTCCGCCTGCCTTGTCAGCAACCTTACGTGCTGCCTTGCCTACTGCACCCTTAACATTACGCTTCGCCTGAGAGATTCTGTTCTTGATGCCTTGCTTGACTCTGTTCTTGGCATCAGTTGCCTTATCCTTGACAGCTTTAGCAGCAGCGTATCCAGAGACTGCAGCAGATGCTGCCTTCTGCTTGACTGCCTTCTTAGCAGAACTTGCAGCATCCTTGCCTGCCTTAGCTGCTGCCATACCTGCACCCAGAGCAGCGTATCCTGCAGTCTTAGCGGCACCACCTGCCTTCTTAGCAGCAGACTTTGCCTTGTCACCTGCTTCTGATGCCTTTGCTTTTGCCTTTGCTTTGATCGCTGCCTTTGCCTTGTCTCTTACAGACTTGTGACCAGTCATGGTCTGAGAATAAGACAGGTCTTGACCCTTCTTACCCTTCAGTTTAGTTCCAGTCGCCTTCAGAGCGCCCATAGCGATCTTAGACTTTGCCTTGTTGACTTTATTTGATGCAGCAGTCTTAGCATCATCACCCGCCTTTTTAGCAGCGGAACCTACCTTCTCAATACCCTTCTTAACAGCACCCTTTACCCTTGCCTTGGCATCAGAGACTGCCTTAGCACGAAGGTTTGCTTTCTTGCTCTTAGTAGTAGCAGCAGAATCCGCTGCTTGCTTTGCTCTCATCTGAGCACGCATCTCCTTCTGCTTGGGAGACATTGCCTCCAGAAGATCGTCGAATCCATCAAGGATCTCTTCTCCAGTATATCCTTCATCCATCATATCAACGATGATCTCATCGATGACTTCTTCAGTCAGTTCTTCAAATTCAGCAGAGTAATCTTCGATGATCTCTTGCTCAACGACTTCAGTCTCTTCAGACAGATTTTGAGGAACAGATTTGTAGATGCTCTTATATTCCTCTTTGATCGTTCTAAAATCCATGACGGGAAAATACTTACTTTGATAGTATTATTTATTATTTTCCCGCCTCCACTGCTGGTACATGGCATTTAAAGCCCAAGAGGCAGCTAGACTATCTGGACCATTTTCCAGTAGTTCTAACTGCCTCTTAGTAACAGGGTGAGTATTCTTATATTCTTCTCTCCAATCAGAGTTGGAATCCTGAGAATGTATCTTTTTTGACATCTTGCTTAATTCCACTTACTACATAAGATTCTACTTCAGTCTCCTGTGGTGCAACCTGAAGACCCTTAGAGGAGATCCAGTGCTGCGTCCAGGGCAGGGGATTGTTCTTGGCAGCAATATCATAAACTGGTTTCATGCCAAGTGCCTTCATGCGACGATTAGCAACCCACTCAACATACTGTTGAAGAAGTTTGTCGTTGAGACCAATCATAGACCCATCCTTAAACAGATAGTCTGCCCAACGCTTCTCTTCATTGACAGCACGGTCAAACATTGCATAAACGTATTCCTGTTCTTCCCTTGCAATCTCTTGCATTTCTTTATCGTCACCTTGCTTCCACTTGTTCAGAATGTTTTGGGTGATGGCGAGATGTTGATTTTCATCTCTAGCAATAAGGGAGATAATTTTTGCTGAACCTTCCATGAGTTTAAGTTCACCAAAAGCAAAGCTGCAAGCAAAAGAAACATAAAACCGTATTCCTTCCAGGATGTTGACATTAGCA